AACTTTGATATTGTCGCCAAAAGGATTTACCGCGCAGAGAGCGGCAGGCAGTATCAGAGGGTGGCCGAGGTAGACGCGTCGGCAGCGAGTTACACCGACAGCGTCAATTCAGCCGCGCTTGGCATTACACTAAAAAGCCTGGAATGGGACATACCGCCTGCACAGCTAACCGGCTTAACGCAGTTGCCTAACGGTATCTTGGCGGGCTTCTTTGATAGCACGCTGGCGTTTTGCGAGGCGTACCGACCTCATGCGTGGCCGGTAGGTTATCAGCTAGCGTTCGATGACCCCGTCGTGGGCATTGCTGCCATCAGCAGCGGGTTAGTGGTTGTCACCACAGGGCAACCATGGCTAGTAACTGGCTCAAGCCCCGCTGCCATGTCGCAAATGAAACTAGACGTTAACCAGCCCTGTGTTTCCAAGCGCTCCCTGGTAGACATGGGCGGCTTTGCGCTCTATGCCTCGCCAGATGGCATAGTGGCGGCTGGTGGCGATGGTGCAAGAGTCGTGACGCGAGAGCTGTTCACCCGTGAGCAATGGCAAGCGCTCAATCCTGCATCTATTCATGCCTACCGCCACGATGGCCGCTACCTTGCGTTTTACAGCGGCGGCTGCTTTGCGTTGACGCTGGGGCAGGGCGTAGAGTTTTACGACCTAAGTGCCAGCGGCGGATACTACGATGTGACGCGTGATACGCTTTACCTCATTCAAGGAGGCGGCGTTTCTGCCTGGGGTGAGGGCGATGCCATGACGTATACGTGGCGCTCACGATTACATGAAATACCGCCAGGCGCTGCAGGATTTAGCTGTGCCAAGGTGATTGCTAGCCAGTATCCGGTAACGCTTCGCGTGATTGCCGATGGGGAGATGGTTCTTGAGCATGAAGTAATCGACGCCCATCTCTTCCGGTTGCCTGCAGGCTACACGCTGTCGCGAAACTGGGAAGTTGAAGTGTCCGGTAGCCACGAAGTGCACTCCGTGCAAGTCTCAACGTCGCCGGGAGAGCTCATTTAATAACGCCTAGCCGTGAGGCTCGCATGAATAATCGACGCAAGACGCTTCCTCCGATTGACCCCAAGACCGACCCGAAGCTGCGCCCGCTTCTCGAAGCGCTTAAAGAAATCACTGAAACCGGTGACGGCGTGCGCGGTGATCCCATGGATCGCAAGCCAACGATTCGCGACTTGGTGGATGCAGGGCTAGCTCGCCTCAAACCAGGCAGCATGACGGAGTTTGGCCCCGCTGATGATGAGGCCATCGACAACGACCCGCCTGGGTCAACGTTAATCCCGCCTCGCCCGACCGGCTTTAACGCTGTCGGCAGCTTTGGCTATATTGTGCTGTCCTGGGATATTCCCGGTGACCAGTATCTCAATCATGCCTTTACCAATATCTATCGCAGCGAGACCGACAACTTCGCTAATGCGGAGATGATAGGTCGCGATACTGGGATGATGTATACCGACCATATTCGGGAGGTGGAAGAGGAGGGCGTAGGATTTTACTACTGGATCACATTTACTAGCACCGAAGATAGAGAGGGACCGCCCAACAGCACTAGCGGCACCTATGCCGAAGTCATTCCTGATTTAGGGTTTTTATTAGACAAGCTATCCGGCGAGATCGATGAAAGCGTACTGGCTCAGAGTCTCAACAAGCGCATCGACAAGATAGAAATACTAGAAACGGGATTGAGCACAGAAAAAGCGGCGCGCAAGGATGCCGATTCAGCAATGGCGCAGCGCATCGATACCGTGTCAGCGGTGGCGGGTAGCAACGCCGCAGCAATTCAGGCCGAGCAGACTGCGCGCGCCGATGGTGACTCGGCGCTAGCGGAACAGGTCACTACTGTGCAATCGCAGCTAGGGGATAATATTGCCTCTGTCCAACAATCCATGTCGACCAACATTGAGCGTATTGATGGGGAACTGGTTAATTTAGGCGCTGAATATACGCTAAAGTTAGATGTTAATGGCTACGTATCTGGCTTTGGTGCCTACAATGATGGCAGAACCAGCGACTTTGCTGTAGTAGCTGATCGCTTTTGGGTGGCTCCTCCGAACAGCACAGGCAAGCGAAAACCTTTTATCATTCAAAACAATAAGGTGTATATCGACACCGCATTGATTCGTAATGCCTCTATCCAAGAGGGCCAGCTTGGCCCTATCTCTTTTGGAAAAATCACTGACCGTAACGGTAGGCCTGTCACTACCGTAGCAGGCAAGCTTAAAGGCGAGCTGATCGAGGCCGAAAACTTAAGAGTGGCCGAAGCGGCCGTTTTTTACGGGAATGTATATTCAAACAACTTTCGCGCCGGCATTGCAGGCTGGGCAATATACCAGAGCGGTAACTTTGAACTAAACGAAGGGCGCATTAGAAACTCGGTACAAATCGGCAACACGACCGCTGGCGATATAATTCAAAGCGCAGGCAGTATTGATAACTGGAAGCGCCCCGGCTCAACGCTGATTGACGGCAACAAGATTTATGCCGCTGATGCTTACGTCGATACTATTTCAATCAAGGGGCAAGCTGTAACGATTCCGGTGTCGTCCTATACCTCGGGGGATACCACCTTTAATAGCGACTGGCATACCGTGCAATCAGTCTGGATTAATCCAGAGGGGGCACCAGTTGACATATTATCGTCGGTTAGTTTTTATGCTTATTATCAGCTTTCTGGTGATGGAGATTACCGAACAGGGAGAATATCTGTTTATGCGCGACTCGTTAAAAACGAGGCCGTTGTTGTCGATTACGGCGAAATTGGATATGGCAGAGGGGATGTTCGACCCTCCTCCACGACCCATGTTGAAGCAAGGGGTCATTTTACAGCGGCTTATAGAGACACCATATCTCCCGGTGGCACCTACTATCTCCAGCTTAGCAAAAGCGGCTATACCGGGAGCGGCACTGCAAGTGCAAGGTTTATGTCAGCAAAGGGAGTTAAAAGATGAGGCTCGCTATATATAACAAGGCAAGTGGAGCAATAACCAGGGTGGTTGAGTGCCATGAGAGTCTTGCCAAGATGCAGGCTTCGGAAGGAGAGGCCCACGTGGCCGCCTCGGAAGATATTAACGATGTTACCCACTACGTCGCTCTGAAGGGCGGGGGGGCGGTAGTTGCTAAGCGACAATCGTTAAATACTCACTACGCCCTGGAAGGGCTTAAGGTCATCTTTCGCGCTCTGCCTGCTGGCCTTACTTTAAGCAGCCAGGGAGGCTCTATCATTACTGATGGGTATGACGTAGTAGAGTTTGATATACCCGGCACCTATGAAATCAAGCTATTTGGTTTGGCTGGCTATCTTGATGAAACCTTGGAGGTGACCATTGGCAACCCTTAACGCCTTTTTTCATACAACGCTTAAAGAAGCCGAGCGCCACTACCTTAACGCTGTAGATCAAGCGGCTGAGTCGGCGCGTATGCGCCACTTAACCCCCGGCGCAGGCCAGTCGATGACCTATGAGGCCAAACACCAAGAAGCCTTAGCGGGCGGCGGCCCGATGATTGAAGCGGAAGCCGAGGCGTTAGGCGTGACAACCCAAGACGTGATCGACTCGGTGCTATTGGCTCGTAAGCAGTGGCAAGTGCTGGGTGCCCAGATTGAAGCGTCCCGCCTCAAAGCCAAGAAGGATATTCGAGGAGCAACGACCGCTGCCGAAATGCACCGCATTGCCAGCGAGCTACAAAACCAGCTAATGCTGTAACCTGCTACACTATTCCTTTAAATTGCCCCACCGTGAGGTGCCGCATGCCCCGCCAGAATGAAGCTGCATTTGTACGCAGCGTGCTACAAAATAATGAAAGCGCCGCTGCCTTCTGTGAGTCGCTTTTCCGCATTTCTCAAACCCTCGATGACCTAATCGACAAAGACAATCCGGTGACGGATGCGACGCTGATCCGCACGTTCTGGGAAGCGCTTATTGAGCTGCCCGCTAACCCGTTCTATCGCCAGCACGAGCCCTACCTTCGCCCACTAATGGCCAGCGTATTACAAGACTGGCGAGATAGCGCGTGCCTTGAGCGCACCGACAATCACCACTACCGCTCGATTGCCTTTGTGTTGCGCGACCAGCTCGCCACGGTACTGATCCAGTGCGCCTACTTGGTAGGTGGTTACGATTGGATGAATCAGGTCAGCGTGCCCGTTCGCCAGCATATTCACGAAGATACGCTTGGCGATTACATGGCATCGCTCAACAAGACGCCAGCAGTAGACGAGGAGGCAAGCCAATGAGCGGCGGTGGAGGTGGTAGCAACGATGTGAAAGACACGCCCGAGCAACGCCAGTTAGCTCAAGTGGCAGCCGAAAAGTGGAACTACGCCCAAGACAACCTGGCTCCGCTTGAAAACGCCTATATGGAGTCCGTGGGCGATATGACCAATGCGGGCAATATGAGCTACATCGCAGGCCGCACCATGCAAAGCCAGCAGCAGGCCACAGGCGAGGCGAACCAGCAGGTAGGAGCGCAGCTCGGGCAGGCAGGTATTAACCCTGCTAGCGGCCGCTATCAGTCGGCTATGAGCGGCATTGCTCTTGGCGGTGCCAGCGCAGGCGGCGAAACCCTCGGGCGCGCTCAGTTCGAGCAAGAGAACCAGCAGATTCAGGGCCTGCAAAATATCGTAGCTATTGGCCAAGGAGAGTCCGGCCAGGCGCAGCAAGGTCTATCTAGCATTGCCAGCCAATCAGCCGCCGATGCCCGCCAGTCAGCGGCGAATCAGTTCAATCGACGCAGCGCTAATTTGCAGCTTCTAGGTCAGGTTGCAGGCGCCGGTACAGCTTACGGCTTGAACGGCGCCGGTAGTGCCCCGCCAGCCGCAGGTCTTGATCTTTACCAGCAAGCCAATACGGGAAGCGTAGCTCCCGGCCAAGGTGCTGGCTACTTTGGCGGATTCTAAGGAGGCGCTATGCAATATCAACCCACGCTAGGGCAGATCAACTACGCCCCCTCAGAAACCGCTCAGCAGCGCGTCGACCCTAATCAGGCGATGCGCGGCGACCAGGGTGCCTCAGAGCTACTTGGTCAACTCAATCGCGCCCAGTGGGCTGACTGGAAAAACCGCTTTGCTCCTTATGTTGATGAACTTGCCCGAGTGGCTCAGGACAGTAGCGCACCGGGCACGGCTGCTGCTAACGCCAGTAATGCTATGGGCATGGCGTATGATGCTAACCAGCAGGGGCTAGCTATGCAGCGCCAAGGATTCGGCATCAACCTAACGCCACAGCAGCAAGCGGCAGAACAGCGACGCACCAGCGTTGAGCGCAGCGCCTCAATGGTGAGCGCAGGCAACGAAGCGCGCATCTCTGCCCAAGACCGTCAAAATGCCATTCTAGCGGGCGGTATGGGCCTTTCCAATATCCCTGACCGAGTGATGAACCCATGAGCTACGGATTACTAGGACTGCGTCAGCAAATGGAAGGCCAGGCCATGCAGGGGCTGAGCGACCTGGCGGGCCAGCAGCGCCAAGCCAAGCTGCAAGAGGACCAGATGAAGCAGGCTGAAAAGGCGCAGAAGATGCAAGCCGTCGGCATGGGGGCGGGTGTTGGCGCGATGACAGGCATGAAGGCTGGCAGCGTGGGCGGCCCAATAGGCATGGCTATCGGCGCGGGCGTTGGCTTTCTCGCCAGCTCACTTTTCTAGGAGGTCACCATGGCAGGACTTGATACACGCGGCTTGGCCAGCGGCTTCGCGCAAGGCTTTGGGCTGATGAACCAGTATCAGCAGCAGCAATTCCAGAACGAGCGCGCTGAAAAACAGGATGCGATGCAAGCCGAGCAATTCGACATGCAGAAGCAGCAGTTCAGCGCTCAGCAGGAAGATGCACAACGGCAGCGGGATATGGAAGAAATACAGTTCACGTTGGGCAAGATCAGCTCCGGTATGGACGTCGCCGAAGACGAGCTGGAAACCCTGCGCCGGTACCCGAAGTTTTGGGCCGCGCTAGACCCGCAGACAGACACCTCTATTAATCAGGCCATGGCGGTGATTGACCCCAACACCACGGTAGATGC